ATAAGCAATTCAGACACTCAAAAAATCACTCAATAAGTGACCACTGGGTCAGTTGCGCCTTGCGTTGGAGGTAGGCCTCGGCTGAGGCGAAGTGTTCGCCTTGTGCACCGCCGACATGGTAGAGGTTGATGAACCAGTAGGACTGGTCACGCTTGCCCCTGGGGTAGTATGCCATTGCGTAGTAGCGGATGCCGTCTACGCCGGTGAAGCCTGAGTCGATGGGTTCGAGTGTGGGGATGGAAGGGTTACGCATGGTTATTCTCCGAGGTTGAGGTTGTGGAACAGTTCGCAAGCAAGGCCAAAGATGGGCGGGTTTTCGCCGTTCGCCGCCTGAGAGATGGTGTACTCCAAGACAGCGCCAAGCATGGCTATTTGCTCACGGCTCAGGGTTTGCGGTTGCAAGACTGTGCGTTGCCACGCCCATAGGTCAGGCGCTCTGTGCATAGCAGGGCCAAAGGTTTGCCCGTCAATGGCTGTCTGCCAGCCTGCGGTTACGGATTGGGTTGAGATTTGCATGGAAGTTTCTCCAAAGGACACGCTGGCTAGGCGTGGATTGACACGGAATGAAACAGCGGGCCAGCCTCGCCCGCTGAGTCAGAGAGAAATTCTCTCTGGGATTACTTGGCGACAGCACGCAGGATGCTGACTGCCTCGGCCACGTTGCCGAACAGCTTGAGATACGCCTGCGCCGCCTTACGCAACTCGGGGCTGATGCGGTTGTGCTTCTCGGCTTTCTTGGTCGCACGAACCTCACGCACGCCAGTCGCCGTGTCCACGATGTATTTGACTCGGTTGTACTCGGGTGAATCCTTCTTGAACACGAGCTTGCTTTTGTCTCGCTGACTCGGGTGAGGTTTCACCCCAGATACCTTGGCAATGTAGATGGTTGCGTAAACCCGAACGTCAGCACCTACGATGCCTGCCTCTGCGAGAGTCGTGACGTAGTCGTTGTCCTCGATAGCCTTGAACACCTTGGATGCTTTGCCGTAGGCGACAGCATTGGCGGCGATGAAGTTGTCGATTAGCTTGGTGATGTTGCTCATAGAAGTTTCTCCATGTGTGAGCGTTGATGCAGTTGGGAACCTCTCTCAACCGCTGACTCTATTTTACCTTGAGGGGGTAGTCCTAACGTACTCACTCTCTCGTAGAAGCGGGTGAAAGCGAGAACTTCGGCGTTACAAAACCCCACCCTACCCCCACCCCCCGTAATTGACGCGGCCACGACGACCAGCCATGAACACTGTTTTGCACCCGCTCCCACTATTCTGTAATACTTTCTGTCTACACAAAATTTTTTATAAAAATTCCAGAACACCCCTGTCTAACTATTGACAGGCATAAAAAAACCCCCGACATTTCTGCCGGGGGCTGAATGGGGGAGTCAACCCACCAATAGGAGAAAGCAAAGGGCAACTGCTAGACTTGCACCAATGCCGGAACTAAGTGTACACTGGGGACACCGGGACCGCAACCCGCATCCGTCTAAGGACAAATGCTCGAACACCTGCTTGACTTCCAGCCTGAAGTTACATCCAGTACCGAGGCACCGCCCCCGGTAGAAAAAACTACGCCTATGCAGGCGCTGGATGGGAAGATTAATACTTCCGACTGGCTCAAATCCATGGGTGCGCCAGACAAAGAGGTTGTTGTATCCGAGCTAGAAAAGACCCAGGCCCGTGAAACTTTCACGGCGCTCACCACCAACGCCCCTACCGCAGATGCACACGCCATGGTCTCCAAGCTGGAGACCCCGCAAGCGGTACGGCACCTGACAAGCATGCTCACCGCATACGACTGGGAATTTATACAGCAGGCAAAAGAGCTGCGCGGTTACGCGGTGGCCAAGATTCTGGAGGAGTGCGAGCACCCAACGGCGTCTATCCGGCTCAAAGCGCTGGCGCTCCTGGGTAAGGTGACCGAAGTCGGTTTGTTTACAGAAAAAATCGAGGTCAAGAAGACCGACATGACCGAGGACGAGGTCGACCGTAAGCTCAAAGAGAAGCTCGCCAAGTTCATGGACGTGACGGATGTGCAGCCGATCGAGGACATTGACGTGATTGATGTCGTGGCCACCCCCGCCCCACCGGAAGACGAACCGGAAAAGCCCAGTGAGTGAGAAGATCCTGACCCCCGAGGAGGCCACAGCCCTCTACCGCAGACTACCCACCATGGGTAAAGTGGAGAAATTGGAGACTTTGGACTTGTTGGACAAGCAAGAACACTGGCGGGAGCTGAGAAAGAAGCGCCAAGACCCCATCGAGTTTGCCAAACACGTCTATCCGGGGTTCAAGATCGGGCCACACCACAGAAAACTGGCCAAAATCTTCCAGGAAGTGATCTCCGGCCAGAAAAAACGCGTGATTATCAACATCGCGCCACGTATGGGTAAGTCGGAGTTCAGCTCTTACCTGTTCCCAGCGTTCTTTCTAGGTAATTACCCTGATAAGAAGATCATCATGGGTACGCACACGGCAGGTTTGTCGGAGGACTTTGGCCGTAGGGTGCGGAACTTGATCGACTCGGAGGAGTACCGTGAGCTTTTTCCAAACACGCTGGTGGCAGACGACCAAAAAGCTGCTGGAAAGTGGTCCACTTCGACCGGCGGGCAATATTATGCTGCTGGTGTGGGTGGTGCTTTGGCTGGCCGTGGCGCTGACCTCTTTGTAGTTGACGATCCTCATTCTGAACAGGACGTAAAGGCTAACAGCCGCCTGGCGTTTGATACCGCCTGGTCATGGTTCCAGACTGGACCCTTGCAGCGTCTGATGCCTGGGGGCGCGATCATCATTATCATGACCCGCTGGGGGAAGTTGGACCTGACCGGGCGCCTGATCGACTACCAAACGCGTAACCCGGAGTCTTTGCCCTGGGAGATCGTGGAGCTACCGGCCATCCTGCACGAGGGCACGGACAAGGAGAAGTCCTTGTGGCCAGAGCAGTGGCCTCTGGAAGCGTTGAAGGCGACGAAGGCGTCGATCGACCCACAGTACTGGAACGCCCAGTACATGCAGCAGCCCACATCCAACAACGCGGCGATCATCAGCAGAAAGCTCTGGAGAGTCTGGGAGGCAGATGATCCGCCCGAGTGCGACTACGTCATACAGTCCTGGGACACGGCATTCGAGACCAAGACAAACTCCGACTACTCGGCGTGTACGACATGGGGCGTCTTCTACAACGAGGAAGAGAACGACAAGGCGCAGATCATCCTGCTGGATGCGTTCAAAGACCGCATGGCGTTCCCGGAGCTAAAGCAAATTGCGCTCAAACACTACAAGGAGTGGGAGCCTGACGCGTTCATCGTGGAAAAGAAGGCTGCCGGGGCGCCGCTCATCCAGGAACTACGGAACATGGGCATACCAGTCCAGGAGACGAACCCTAGCCGTGGCAACGACAAGATGGTACGATTGAACGCAGTGGCTGATCTGTTCGCATCCGGCATGGTGTGGGCGCCAGACACACGCTGGGCGCGTGAGGTGATCGAGGAAGTGGCGTCGTTCCCCAACGGCGAGAACGATGACTTCGTGGATACCACTAGCCAGGCGTTGCTGAGATTCAGACAAGGTGGGTTTATTCGTCTGGACTCGGACGAGCAAGACGAACCCAGATTTTTCAGACGCCGTAGCGCGGCGTACTATTAAGGATCGACATGGCTACCAACATCGACAAGGCCTTATACCAAGCCCCTTCCAGCATGGAGGAGGACGCACTCGACGAGGAGCCGATCGAGATTGAGATCGTTGATCCAGAAGAAGTAACCATCAGCGCCGACGGGATGGAGCTGACAATCCGCCCAGAAGACGAGGACCATGATGACTTCTCCGCCAACTTGGCCGAGACTATGGACGAAGGTGCCGTGGCGACGATCGCCGGAGACCTGGCTGGTGACATCGACCAGGACAAGCAGTCACGCAAGGAGTGGGAGAAGTCGTACGTAGAGGGTCTGAAACTGTTGGGCCTCCAGTACGAGGAGAGAACGGAACCCTGGCAAGGCGCGAGTGGCGTGTTCCACCCGATGATCACCGAGGCAATTGTCAGGTTCCAGTCAGAAAGCATAACCGAGACGTTCCCGGCACAAGGCCCGGTGCGCACCAAGATACTGGGCAAGGAGACGCCTGAGAAGAAGGCGGCGTCCAAGCGCGTTGAGGACGACCTGAACTACGAGTTGACGGACGTCATGAAGGAGTTCCGCCCCGAGCATGAGCGCATGCTGTGGTCGCTCCCCGCTACCGGTTCGGCGTTCAAGAAGGTCTACTACGATCCCAATTTGGGACGTCAGGTGTCGATGTTTATCCCGGCAGAGGACATCATCCTGCCGTACGGCACGTCAGACCTGGACAACTGCTACCGGCTTACGCACGTCATGCGTAAGACCAAGAACGAGATCATCAAGCTCCAGCAAGCTGGGTTCTACCGCGACATCGAGCTGCCGGACCCCACGCACAGCCAGGACGACATCAAGAAGGCCAAGGACAAAGAGACGGGCTTTAGCGACATCGACGACGATCGGTACGTCCTGTTGGAGTGCCATGTTGACTTGGTGCTGCCGGGAGACGAAGATGAGGACGATGACGGCGAAGAGACGGGAATCGCGCTGCCATACGTAGTAACCCTTATAAAAGGATCGAACGATGTCCTGGCCATTCGACGCAACTGGCGAGAAGAAGACCCCCTCAAGCTCAAGCGACAGCACTTCGTCCACTACCAATACATCCCCGGCTTCGGAGCCTACGGCTTCGGACTCTTCCACCTCATTGGCGGGTTTGCCAAGTCTGCAACCTCCATCATGCGCCAGCTGGTGGATGCGGGTACCCTATCGAACCTGCCCGGGGGACTCAAAACCCGTGGGCTTCGGATTAAAGGTGATGACACGCCGATTGCCCCGGGCGAGTGGCGGGACGTAGACATCAGTTCTGGGGCGCTGCGTGACAGCATCATGCCCCTGCCGTACAAGGAGCCAAGCGCTACCCTGTACAACCTGCTGACCACGATCGTCGACGAGGGTCGTCGTTTTGCCGCAACAGCCGACATGAAGGTGTCGGACATGTCCGCCCAGGCGCCGGTGGGCACAACGCTGGCTCTTCTGGAGCGTCAGCTCAAGGTCATGACGGCGGTGCAAGCCCGCCTGCACTACAGCTTCAAACAAGAGTTGAAGTTGCTGGTCAAGATCATCGAGGACTACACCGACCCCGACTACGACTACCAGCCGGAAGAAGGCCGTCGCACGGCCCGCAAGGAAGACTACTCCCAGGTCGACATCATTCCGGTGAGCGACCCCAACGCGGCGACCATGAGCCAGCGAGTAGTGCAGTACCAGGCGGTGATCCAGATGGCGCAGATGGCGCCGGACATTTACGACTTGCCGCAGTTGCACCGTCGCATGCTGGAGGTGTTGGGTGTGAAGCACGCTGAGAAGCTCGTGCCGCTGCCGGACGACCAAAAGCCACGCGATCCGGTGGCAGAGAACATGGCTGTGTTGAAAGGCGAGCCGGTCAAGGCGTTTATGTACCAGGACCACGAGGCACACATCAAGGTACACATGGCTGCGATGCAGGACCCCCTGATCATGCAGTTGATCGGTCAGAACCCCCGTGCACCCCAGATGCAGGCAGCGATGCAAGCGCACATCTCCGAGCATGTTGGGTTTGGCTACCGCCAGAAGATCGAGCAGCAGCTCGGTATGCCGCTGCCCCCGGAGGACGAGAAGTTGCCGCCCGAGGTGGAGGTTGCACTGTCGGGCATGATGGCCCAGGCAGCACAGCAGGTGCTGCAACAGAACCAGGCGCAGGCACAACAGCAGCAAGCCCAGCAGCAGGCCCAGGACCCGGTGCTTCAGATGCAGAAACAAGAGCTGGCCATCCGCCAACAGGAAGCCCAGACCAAGGCGCAGAAGGTGGCCCAGGACGGCCAGATTGCCCAGCAAAAGCTGGCGCAGGAGGCACAGCTTGCACAGAAGAAAATGCAGATCGACGCTGCCGACTCGCTGGCAAAGCTACAAACCGAGAAGCAACGCACCGCTGCACAACTGTTGCAGCGCCAAAACATCGACGCACGTCGCTTAAATGTGGACTCCATGAAGGCGGTCATGGATGCCCAGTTTAGAAACCAACCAAAGGAGAAGCCAACTAAATGATCCAAGACTTCGCACGCGTATTGCGCGAACAAATACGCAGCGACCTGAACAACTACGCGGACGACTTGGCGGGTGGTTCATGTCAATCTTTTGAGCAGTATCAAAAACTCTGTGGCGTCATCCAGGGTCTGGCGATGGCAGAGCGTTACATCATTGACCTTGCAGAGAAAGTCGAAAAAGCAGATGAGTGAAATCCTCCTCCCCCCGGGTATTCAACTACCCAAACACATCCAACCCGTCGACCAGCCGGACGACAACGCGGATGCAGAAACCAAGGCGTCAGCCTTGCCTATCCCAGCTGGCCACAAGCTGCTGTGTATCGTGCCCGAGGTCGATGAAAAGATCGCCGGTACGAGTCTCGACTTGGTTCGAGACGCTGCGACCATACGCCAAGAAGAACACGCCACCACGGTGTTGTTTGTTTTGCGCATGGGCGCGTCTGCCTACAAAGACCCGGAACGGTTCCCCACCGGCCCATGGTGTAAGGAGGGAGACTTCATTCTTGTTCGTACCTATACCGGTACGCGTTTCAAGATCTTTGGCAAAGAGTTCCGCGTGATCAATGACGATCAGGTGGAGTGTGTTGTGCAAGATCCTCGTGGGATTACCCGCGCTTAAAGGAGTGTTAGATGCCTGACGCATACAAATTTCCAGACGAGCTGGAAGAAGAAAATAAGCAGTCCGCCCCGGCGGATGACGTCGAGATCACCGTCGCAGGAGACGACGTTGAGATCGAGATCGTTGACGACACTCCCGAGAGAGATCGTGGCCGTCGCCCCCTGGACCGTGAGGTTGAGGACCCAACGGACGACGAGATTGAGTCATACACCCAAGGTGCGCAAAAGCGGATCAAGGAACTGACCCACGCCCGCCACGACGAGCGCCGAGCCAAGGAAGCCCTGGCTCGTGAGAAAGAGGAGCTTGAGCGTCTTGCTCAGCACATGATCGAGGAGAACAAACGCCTCAAGGCGTACGTGGACTCCGGTACGCAGCAGTACATGACCATGGCCAACCAGGCGGCGGAAGCCAAGCTGGAGAAAGCCAGGCGTGACCTGAAAGCGGCCCAGGAATCGTTTGACGCTGACGCCATCGTGGCAGCCCAGGAAGCCCTGGCTGAGGCTACGTGGGAAGTAAAGAGTGCAAAAAATTTCAAAGCACCCCCTTTACAGCGTGAAGAACCTGTAGTACAAACTA